TTTTTGTAGAAATTAAACTATTTTTAAAATGCAATTTCTAAAGTGTTCTAAATACCATTAATTCAAAATTTAAGTGTAGAATAAATTGACTTAGATTATTTTTGATGGTAACGAAATGGAAACAAAGTAAAATTAAAATAACAAATGTTATATAACAAAAAAGCAGGAAATTAATCCTGCTCTTTTTTTATATATCAAATACCATTTCTCTAGCTTCATTAAGATTTTTCCAATTTAAACCTATTCTAAAACTTTCATCATCTTCACGAATTATGTCTGCTATTTCTTTTAAATATTGTTTATTATTTGTATCTAATTCCCTTCCTAAATCATTTGCAAGTTCTTTTAAATTTTCAGGCATATTTTCAGAAGAAATATCATCTAAAAATTCTAGAATTTCAATATCTCTTATATATAAAGTATTATCATTTTTATTATAGTCGTATAAATCTTTTAAGATAGTTTGATAACAATCTTCTACTATATCTTTGAATCCATGAAAAATATTGAAATTTTCTGTTTCTTTCATTATTTCATATATTTTTACTAAGTATTTTATACATATATCACTTACATGATACCATTGTTCAGTTTTTTCATTTCTAGTTTTTTCTTCATTAAGCAATATCTTTTTTAATGATTTTATTTCAAAATTAAAACTTCTTACATAATCAAAAATTTCACTATCAAAAATTTGGTTATTGTCTATAAAGTCCCAATCAAAATCTTTCACTGGATGTTTTTTATAACAACTTTCTTTTCTATCCTTATATTCTATAAATCTTGCCACATCACATATAAAATTATTTACTAATTTAATTTCTAATTTTTCCATTTTGTTTCCTCCTTAGATTTTTCCTAATTGAAATAATAACATTTTATATAAATCTTGTGATTTTACTTTTGCAAAATTCTCTTCTGCATCTTTGATTTTGTAGTCTAAATCTATGTAATCATAGATGTACAGAACTTCAACTTCTTCTATTTTTTCGATTTTAAAGAAAATGTAGACTTCCTCATAATCAAACATTCCTAAATCAAGAGTTAATTCACTAATTAATTCCAAACTTTCATGGCATATGATAGAAGTATCTTCCGTTTGATACTTCTTACATAACTTTATGTAAGAATCAACATTTTCAAATTCGTAAGTGATCTGCTCACCCTTTGATTTCAAATACTCTGCAGTAAATAGTAGCATTTTATCCTCCTTGAAATTCTTAGTTTGAGAGTTAGTATATTTAACTAGCTGATTGTTTTTTATTTAGTCCAACCTAATGCAATTTCAGTATCATTTTGCTCTTTTGCAACTTCTAGTAAGCTTTCGAAAGTATCATCATTTTCAAAGTGAAAATCTTCAAAATCATTTTTGAAAGTATAAATTTTAAAGTATTTTCTATTTAATTTAACGGCATGAGCATTAAGCCCTAAATCATAATTATGTACTCTAACTATGTTCCATTCTTTTAAATAAACTGCTTTATTATTTCCAACAACTAAGATGAAATTGTCTTTTATAAATTTCACATTTCTAGTTACAACTATGATTTCATCTTTATTTAAAATATGATTAAATTTAAAATATTTATTAGAAGTTTTTTTGACTTCTCCAAAAAATTTATTTACTTGATTTTCTTTCATTTCCTTTAAAAATTCACTATATTTACTCATTTTTAGATCCTCCTAATTTCTTTTATCTTTATGATATAATAATATCATAAGTTTAAACTTATGTCAAATCTTTTTTTCTGTTTTTTATTAAAATTTCAAGTTCTTTTAATTCTTCAATAGTTGCGAATTCATTTATAAACCTTTTTGTGTTACTTCTCATAGAATTTATTTTTTTCTTTTCTTTTGCTTCAGGATTATTTTCTAAATATCTTTCATTAGCTTTTTTTTGACCTTCTTTGGTTTTATAACCTTTTCTTTTTTCTTCCATTTTTATCCTCCTTGTATATGTGAGGGGCTTTCTACCCCTCTATTATATAATTATCATATAAACAACTAAATTCATTATTGTTATAAATTTTAAACATTTTATTATTTTGATTATACATTCTGATTAAATGTTCTCTATATTCTCCAGTTACTTCAAATGGCGTTTTTACTTGTGAGCAGTACCCACTATCTAAGTGAGTACATACTATTTTTACTTCCTTATTTTCTAACGCCTTTAAAATTGATCTTCTTGTTACTTTCATTTTTCATCACTCCTTGATTTTACTTGAATTTTTATTTAAGAAGTGATATAATCTAAGTGTCAAGGCTTAGAGTTTATCACTCTTAGTTTTACCCCTCTGGGAGAGGGGGATAAATTACTTATCTTTTTTAGTAATTGTAATCGAGAACTGCCAAGAACCAATTACAATTATAAATTTGATTTTCATTTTATCACCTCCTTCCTTCGAGGTACTTCTATAATATCATACTTGTACGAGTATGTCAACACTTTTTTTATATTTTTTTATTTTTTTTCTAATTATCGATAAATTCTATATTTT